CCAGTTCGGGTCATTGACGTTGTTCCTGCTACATCACCTACGCCTACTACTTACAGCGAAGTGATTGTCAAGATCAACTTTGGTATCCATCAATATAACAATGCAACAGGTTTGGCTTACGCCTAAAAGGAGCAATTAAATGGCTATTTCACGCGCACAACTACTGAAAGAGTTGCTCCCAGGACTGAATGCATTGTTCGGTTTGGAGTACGCTCGTTATGGTGAAGAACACAAAGAAATCTATGAGACTGAGACTTCTGAGCGTTCTTTTGAAGAAGAAACAAAACTGTCTGGATTCTCAGCCGCACCTGTCAAGAATGAAGGCTCCGCCATCGCTTATGACAACGGTCAAGAAGCTTGGACCGCACGCTACAACCATGAAACTATTGCACTTGGTTTCTCACTGACTGAAGAAGCAATTGAGGATAACCTCTATGATTCTTTATCAGCGCGTTACACAAAGGCTTTGGCTCGTGCTATGAGCTACACCAAGCAAGTTAAGGCTGCTAACACGCTAAACAACGGCTTCTCAGCCTCCTACCCAGGTGGTGATGGAGTGGCCCTGTTCTCAGCAAGTCACCCGCTAGTATCTGGTGGCGTTAACAGCAACATTCCTTCAACCCCAGCTGACTTGAATGAGACTTCCTTGGAAGCCGCTGTTATTCAAATCTCACTGTGGACTGATGAGCGTAGCCTGTTGATTGCTTCCCGCCCACGCAAGTTGGTGGTACCGCCTTCACTGCAGTTTGTTGCTACCCGTCTGTTGGAGACTTCCCTCCGCGTTGGTACAGCTGACAATGACATCAATGCTATCAAGAACAATGGTTCGATACCTGAAGGCTACTGTATCAATCACTTCTTGACTGACACCAATGCATGGTTCCTGACCACAGATGTACCTAACGGTATGAAGCACTTTGAGCGTTCACCCCTGCAACAGTCAATGGATGGTGATTTTGACACAGGAAATGTTCGCTACAAGAGCCGTGAGCGGTATTCGTTTGGATGGTCGGATCCGCTTGGGATGTTCGGAAGCGCGGGTGCATGATAACCCAATAGCAATAAGGGTTGCAGAGGGGGCTTCGGTCCCCTTTGTTTTATCTGTTGTGTTATATTATTAGTTAGTGTATTATGTGTCTCTCAATGATAAGGAGAGCACAATGACGCAAGGCATATACAAGATTATTAATGTCATAAACAATAAGTTTTATGTTGGTAGTGCAGTTAATTTTTCTAGGCGCAAGACAAGACACTTTTCTGAACTGAGGGGGAATAAGCACTCCAACGCTAAGCTCCAAAATGCGTGGACTAAATATGGGGAAGCGGCATTTGTATTTGTAATAGTTGAGGAGCTTGAGATTGGTGTAGATATATTGGCTGCGGAAACAGTGTGGCTTAAACAGCATGTTGGCAAGGACTATTGTTATAACCTTGGGGTAGATGCCACTGCGCCTATGTTAGGTATGGTGGGATCTCTTAGCCCTACATGGGGATATAAGCACACTGCAACTGCTAAGGCCAGAATATCTAAAACAAGCAAAGCGCGTATCCAGACAGATGAAGAGAAGAGTAAGCGCATCAAGACAATGCAGGGTCACTTTGTGGCTCCATCAACCCGTGCCAAAATCAGTGCGTCCCTATCTGGTGAAAAGAACTTTAACTATGGCAAGCCTAGGTCTCAAGGGTTCATAGACAAGGTTAGCAAGGCTGTGGTGGCCTCAGACGGTCAGGGTAAGCAAACACTATACCCAAGCATTTCTGAGCTCAGGAAGGCCCTAGATATTAAGCCATCTACAGCTAACAGAGCGTTAAAATCTGGGTGTGCTATAACTCGTGGAAGATATACAGGATGGGCGTTTAAGTATGCTTGACACCCCTCATATAAAGTGATAAAACATAAGTAACCCAAGAACCCCGACTCATACAGACTGGCTTGGCAGACGTTATAGAGACTGTATGGGCATGTGCTATAACACAAAGGAAATATATCATGGCAGCAACACATTTTAGCGGTCCCGTATTCTCTCAGAACGGTTTTGTAGTTGGCTCAAGCGAAGCCCCATACGAGACAGTTTCTTCTGTAGCAGAGGGCACTCCTTCTGCAGCTCTGACCTCAACGATTAACCCTACAGCCGCCTTTGGTAGCTCTACAGCAGTCAATCCTTCTAGCGCTCAAGGTGTTAGAGGTCAGGTTTATTCAACCACCAATCAGTCAACAACAAGCACCTATTACATTGGCGTAATGGGTCGTTACCTGATGTCTGGTACAAACGCTTCTACATACCCTAAAGTCGGTGTGATGGGCGTTGTTGGTGACTCTACTGATACCGCTGATGCCGCAGTTATGGCTTTTATTGATGGCGATGGTGGAGAGTCTTCTGCCCGCGCAGGCTTCGGTATTGCAATGACCAACAGCACAGCAGGTTCCGGCTTTACATACGGTCTGGACTTGAAGATGCAAGACCCAGTTGGTGGTGGCGGTTCTATTAAAGCCTACAAAGAGGCTGAGATTCGCTTGGCTGATGATGCTGCCGCTGCTCCTGTTGTCATCAAGGTAGGTAATTTTGTTGATGGTGCTGCTTCTGGTGTAGGCAAAGGTTCGTTAGGTATTGATTCTACTGATGGACTACTGTTTGTATCTGATGCTTCTGGCAACTGGCAAGCTGTTACTGTCTAATGTTGACTCATGAAGATCCGGAAGTTGCTACAATTGTGGCGCTTCTGGAATCCCAAAGAGACTTTGCAATGGGACATGCCGCCAAACTTGCTAAAGAAAATGCTGAGTTAATAGCAAAGATTAGCGGACTTGAGGCATCTAAACCCGCGTAGTCTTATCCTACCTTAGGAGATTAATTATGAGTATGCAATATGACGTAAAGTCAGGGCACTTAAATGTTGCTGGGTTTTTCCTCATAGGAAGAACTAGACTTAAAGGATTAATGACAGTGTCTTCTGGGGCATCAGCAATTACGCTCTGGGATACCGCTACCGTCCCTGTTACCGCCGAATATGAGCGCACTGGTACACTAATTACAGTTACTGAAAATGGTCATGGCTTAACTAATGGTCAAACATTAGGATTAAACTTTGCTGTAGCCACGCTGCAGGGAACTGCTGGTAACTATGTAATTTCTGTTCTAAACGCAAATACATTCACAGTAACGGACGTAAACACTGGTACGATTAATGCTGGTACAGCTTGTGTGTATGCCCAGCGTTTCCTAATGGCAGCTGATGGTAATGCAGCAGGCAATGTACAAACAATATTGATTCCTGGTGAGGGCATTCTTGCGCTTAATGGTATATATTTATCTACGTCTGGTGCTACTGGCGTAACTGTATTCTACGGATAAATCATGAAAACTAAGAAAATGGCAGATGGTGGCGGTACGGGATATCCAACTCCCCCTACATATCCTTTCTATGGCAATCAGCTAACGCCAAACAATACAGCTCCTAATGGCAATATCCAGCCAGCATCACAGCCTATGCAGCCTATGGCAGCTCTACAGCCTACCCAGATGAATGAAGGTGGGCTAACAAAGGAAGAGAAGCGGGCGCATGAGGATGCTAAGAATAGAAAGAAAGAAGAGAACGCTCCTACTACAAAATCTGGAATGGGTGATGATAGAATAGATATGGACACCCTAAAGAAGGGCTATGAGAAGCTCAAGGATCTAATTAAGGGTAAAGCTAAGGGCGGCACTGTTAAGATGGCTAAGGGTGGATCTGTAAGGTCATCAGCCTCACGCAGAGGAGATGGGATAGCTCAGCGCGGCAAGACTAAAGGACGGATGGTCTAGTGGCAGACTACTATGGAATACTCAGAAGGTATAATTGTGATCAATACTATGGGAGAGGTGGGCGTCAGACTCAAGCTTCAATAAATTGTGAGGCGCAAGTAAATGCTGAGTATGATAGGGAGCTGGGTTGTGAAAAATCTTATGGTACATCTTGTGGAGCTAAGGCTGAGTCAGATGCAGCAGCAAAGTTAGCTGCAGATTTAGTAATAAATAAACAGAAGCAAATTACAGATGCAGCAATAAAGAAAGCAAATGCACCTAAGGTAGATCAGCAAAAGCAAGTGGTTCCCGTACTGGATATAAATCCAGGAAGAAAGTTTCAAGCAAGGGCGGTTGCCCCTGTAATAGATTTAGCATCATTTGCACCACAGGCATTACAAGCACCAGCTAGCGCGGCATTAAGGGGCCGCAAGCTAAAGACATTTTCAGAAGATGATTCAGCTATTGGCAATGTAAATGATATGTACGGAATGAAGCGTGGTGGTAGAGTTACTATGGCATCAAGGCGTGGTGATGGTGCCGCTATTAGAGGGAAAACTAGAGGAGGTATAAGATAATGATGAATAACACAATGGGTATGACCCCCAATAACGCAGGAATGTATCAGCCTAATATGCGCGCTCCTCAGGCCCCAGTAGCAGGCGGCCCACTTGGCGCAGCAATGAAAAAGGGTGGTAAGGTTGGCTCAGCATCAAAGAGAGCAGATGGAATTGCACAGCGTGGTAAGACACGCGGTACAATAGTTTGAAGAAGTCTAAAATTGGTGTAGTAATGCATGAGTTTAAAACAGGGAAGCTGAAGTCCTCATCAGGACAGAAAGTGACCAATCCTAAACAGGGCATTGCTATAGCACTTAGTGAAGCCCGTAGAGCTAAAGAGGGTGGTGAAATGGATAGCAAATCTAAAGAATCAAAGAAGATGAATGCAGGTGGTAAGGCTCTGCTGAAGATCAAGATACCAATTAACCGTCCTACATCATTACGCCGCATCCCAATGAGTGATAAGATGGCTGAAATGGTTCCAGGTCAGCCTGCAATGAAGGGTGCTAAAGCCTATAAAGAAGGTGGAGTTGTACGCGCATCTAAGATGGGCAAGGTAGTATCTGGTGGGAATAAGCCTCATGGTGAGCACACAATCCAGAAGAAAGGTCATACCCAAGCCGCTCAAATCAAGATGGCTGGTAGACGTATCATATGATGGCCTCACGCGGCATGGGTGATATCAGCCCTGCTAAGATCAAGAAGATCAAGAAGCGTGATGGAAACTCACCTGTTACCCTATATAAGAAGGGTGGCAGGATTGGGTTATTTGCTAACATGCATGCTAAGCGTAAGCGCATAGCATCAGGTTCTGGCGAGAAGATGGGCAGGTAATGGCTAAGACTGAAGCTTGGCAGCGGAAGGAAGGAAAGGCTGAGAGTGGCGGCTTAAACGCTAAGGGTAGGGCTTCTTATAATAAGGCTAACCCAGGCAAGCCAGGGCTAAAGGCTCCGCAGCCAGAAGGTGGTAGCCGTAAGAAGTCATTCTGTGCCAGGATGTCAGGCTTAAAGAAGAAGCTAACTTCTGCTAAGACGGCAAATGATCCAGATAGCCGCATTAACAAAAGTCTTAAAAAATGGAAATGTTAGATGCCATATACAGTAGCCACATCAACATTTAACCCAGCACTCAATGAGCTTATAGAAGAAGCCTTTGAGAGATGCGGCCTAGAGCTGCGTACTGGTTATGACTTTAGAACAGCTAGGAGAAGTCTTAACTTCCTGCTTACTGAGTGGGCTAATCGTGGCATAAACCTGTGGACTATTGAGCAGGGTACAATCCCATTAATACAGGGTCAAATTACTTATGACCTTCCAGAAAATACTGTAGACCTCATTGAGACTGTGATCCGTACCAGCCCAGGTCAAGTAAGCAACCAGACAGATTTGAACATTAATAGAATTAGTGTATCTACCTATTCTACAATCCCAAACAAGTTAACTCAGGGGCGGCCCATTCAGATATACATTAACCGTAGATCTGGACAGACAACTAATGTGCAGGGTGCGGTCCAGCAGGTCCCACAAGTCACTGTGTGGCCTTCACCTAGTCAGGGTACAGTAGAGACACCATATTATTATTTAGTGTACTGGCGGCTGGTTAGGATGCCAGATGCGGGCAATGGTATTAATGTGGAAGGAATTCCATTTAGATTCCAGAACGCTATTGTTTGTGGTCTTGCATATATGCTGTCAGTTAAGCTCCCTAATGCAATTGATAGAGTACCAATGCTGAAAGCGCAATATGATGAGGCATGGCAATTGGCTGCTGATGAGGATAGAGAGAAAGCGCCACTGCGGTTTGTTCCGCGCATGATCACATACAGATAAAATGGCTAGTAAGTACGCATCAGCTAAGAATTCAATAGCGGAGTGTGATCGCTGTGGGTTCAGGTATAGGCTTAAAGAGTTGCGTAGGCTTACAATTAAAACAAAGATATCTAGTATTAAAGTATGTAAGAATTGCTGGGAACCGGATC